ACCAACAGCTGAGATGTTCTTTGAAGACGTTCTAATGGCTTTAGTTTTCTACGGGATGCCAATATTAGCAGAGAACAATAAACCACGTCTATTGTATTATTTGAGGCGAAGAGGATATAGAGGGTTTAGCATGAACAGGCCTGACAAGATTTGGAACAAATTATCTGTAGCGGAAAAAGAAGTTGGTGGAATACCTAATTCAAGTGAGGATATAAAACAAGCTCACGCTGCTGCGATTGAGATGTACATTCAAGACCACGTAGGTATTAAGCAGGATGGAACTCACGGAGACTGTTATTTTAACGAGCTTTTAAACGATTGGACAAAGTTTGATATAAACAAAAGAACAAAGCATGATGCATCAATAAGTTCTGGCTTAGCTATTATGGCTAACAACAGGCATTTATATGCGCCAAATGCGACAGTAGAAAAACCGAAACTAAACTTACATATGTCCACGTACTCAAACCAGGGAAATATGTCTAAAATAATAGAGAAATAAAATATGTCAAAATTTACAAACCGTCATTTTCCCAGTCAAGTAGTAAGCGACGTAGAGAAAGTTAGTTATGAATACGGGCTTAAGGTTGCTAAAGCAATCGAGGGAGAGTGGTTTGATGATAGTGGTAATTCAAATAGATATAAGAGTAATTATAATAGTTTTCACAGCTTAAGGTTATACGCTAGGGGAGAACAGTCTGTTCAAAAATATAAGGACGAGTTATCGATCAACGGTGATTTGTCCTATCTTAATTTAGATTGGAAGCCTGTCCCAATTATACCTAAGTTTGTCGATATACTAGTTAATGGTATGACTCAGAGAAACTATGATATTAAAGTACAATCTCAAGACCCATCTGGAGTAGCCAAGAGAACAGCATACATGGATGCGTTGATGAGTGACATGCGTAGTAAAGAAATGAACGACTACGTTCAAGATGCCTTTGGTATTAACCTATACAGCAGTGATCGTGAGGAGTTACCAGAAACAGAAGAAGAGCTTAAGTTACACATGCAACTTACTTACAAACAAGGTATTGAGTTAGCTGAAGAGCAAGCATTAAACACTTTGTTTGATGGTAGTAATTATGATTTGATTAGAAGACGTTATTATTACGATTTAGCAACAATAGGTATTGGTTGCGTAAAAACATCCTTCAACACCTCCGAAGGAGTTGTTATAGATTACGTGGATCCCGCTAATCTAGTTTATTCCCACTCAGATTCCCCTTATTTTGAAGATATATACTACGTCGGTGAGGTAAAAACAATTCCAGTAAACGAATTAGTCAAAGAGTTTCCTTTTTTAGAAAATGAGGACTTAGAAGAGTTAGCTAACAAAAGTACCCGTGAGAGAAGCAGTAGTAGTAGGAGGCAGGATTCCCACAGTCAAGACAATAATACTGTTCAAGTACTATACTTCAACTACAAAACCTACATGAATGAGGTTTACAAAGTTAAGGAAACAGGGAGCGGTGCAGATAAGATAATAGAAAGAGATGATGAGTTCAACCCTCCAGAAAATATGGAAGGTGGTTATGGTAAAGTAGCTAGATCTATAGAGTGCCTTTACGAAGGAGCGATGGTTCTCGGTACCAATAAACTGCTCAAGTGGGAAATGGCTAAAAATATGATGCGCGAGAAGAGCAATTTTACGAAAGTAAAAATGAACTACGCTATTGTTGCGCCTAGAATGTACGACGGTAAGATAGAATCAGTTGTAAGCAGGATTACTGGCTTTGCTGACATGATACAACTAACTCACCTTAAACTTCAACAGGTACTATCTAGAATGGTTCCTGACGGCGTCTATTTAGATGCTGATGGATTAGCTGAAATAGATCTAGGTAACGGAACAAATTACAACCCACAAGAAGCTTTAAACATGTACTTCCAAACGGGATCTGTTATCGGAAGAAGCTTTACAAGCGATGGTGATCAAAACCCAGGGAAAATACCTATCCAAGAAATATCAGGTGGACAAGGCGCTGGGAATAAAATGCAAGCATTAATTGGTACATACAACTACTATCTACAAATGATAAGAGATACTACTGGTTTAAACGAAGCTAGAGACGGTAGTGTTCCAGATAAATACTCTTTAGTGGGTATTCAAAAACTAGCTGCGGCAAATTCAAACGTAGCAACAAGACACATATTACAATCTGGATTATTCTTGACAGCGGAGACAGCTGAGTGCTTATCACTTAGGATTTCCGACATACTAGAATACAGCCCGACAAAAGAAGCGTTCATTAGAAGTATCGGAATGCACAATGTAGCAACACTACAAGAGATAAGTGACTTACACCTATTTGATTTTGGTATATCTATAGAGTTGATGCCAGACGAGGAGGAGAAGCAGTTGTTGGAAAACAATCTTCAAATGGCAATACAACAAGGTAGTATCGATTTAGAGGATGCTATTGACGTTAGGGAGATCAAGAGTGTAAAGTTAGCCAATCAAGTATTAAAGATTAGAAGAAAAAAGAAATCCGAGCGTGAACAACAAGTGCAGCAAGAGAATATCCAAGCGCAAGCACAGGCAAACGCACAGCAACAACAAGCGGCCGCTCAATCAGAGGTGCAAAAACAACAAGCTCTAACTCAATCACAAATACAATTAGAACAAGCAAAGGCTCAAATTAAATCCCAAACATTAGTCCAAGAGACTGAACTTAAAAAACAATTAATGCGTGAGGAGTTTAACTATAGCATGATGTTGAAACAAGCTGACGTACAAGGTACTTCCGCAAAAGACATTGACAAAGAAGATAGAAAAGACGAAAGAACAAGAATTCAAGCCTCACAACAAAGTGAGTTAATCGACCAAAGAAACAATGGCAAAGCACCTAAAAACTTTGAATCCTCAGGTAATGATATACTAGGGGGGATAGGTGATACGTCTAGGTTTGGTCCGAATTAAAATTATTAACTATTATTATATTATATTATGGCAGAAAAAGAAGAGCCAATCGCAAATGACGATACAGGCAAAATTAAAGTAAAAGCAAAAACAGAGAAACAACCATCTGGTAACGAGACAAAAGGAAATGTCACTAAAGTAAAGGCTAAAATGAAAGCCTCAGCGGAGACTGTTGAGCCGTTGATAACCAAGGTTGATTTAAGTAAACCTCCAACACCAGTTGATGTCCCAGAAGAAGAAGTACAACCAGAAGTTCAAACGCAAGAAACTCCAGTGTTAGCTGAGGTAACTGAAGAGCAAGAAGCTGAGAGTGTCGCTGAGGTTGCTGTTGAAGCTATAAAAGAATCTATAGAAACAGGTAGACCTTTACCAGAAAACATTCAAGCACTTGTGGGTTTTATGGAGGAGACTGGTGGTGATTTAAGTGATTACGTTAAGTTAAACCAAGATTATAGCGAGTTGGACAACGATGATTTACTTCACGAGTTTTATAAACAAACTAAACCTCATCTAAACAACGAAGAAATTAACTTCCTTATGGAAGATCAATTCTCATACGACGAAGATACAGACGACGATAGAGAAATAAGAAAGAAAAAAATAGCGCTTAAAGAGCAAGTTGCCAGCGCTAAAAGCCACCTAGACGGGCAAAAGTCTAAATACTATCAAGAGATTAAAAGCGGATCGAAGCTCACGGCTGAGCAACAAGAAGCAATTGATTTTTATGATGGCCACACCAAGGAGGAAGCGATAGGCAAGAAGAGTAACGAGGAACGTGTAAATATTTTCCAGCAAAAAACAAAAAATGTTTTTAACGACAAGTTCAAAGGTTTTGAATATAATGTCGGGGACAAGAAATACAGGTACAACGTACAGGATGCTGAAAAGGTTAAGGAAAACCAAAGCGACATAAGTAATTTTATCGGAAAGTTTCTGGATAAAAATAACAATATGACAGATGCTGAGGGGTACCATAAGTCTTTATTTACAGCAAACAATGCCGATGCTATTGCAAGGCACTTTTACGAACAAGGAAAATCAGATGCTATTAGATCAAGCGTTGAGAAAGGGAAAAATATTAGTATGGACCCTAGACAAACACACGGTGAGGTTAGTACTGGTGGAATGAAAGTAAGAGTACTTGGTGATGACACCGCGGACTTCAAATTCAAAATTAAAAACAATAAATTTAAAAATTAAAAAACAAAATTATGGCAATTACAAATGGCCCTAGTTTGAATAGTGTAGCTTCACACCAGAAGCAAGCGCTATCTACAAACTACATTGACTTCAACCAAGACATGGGTTGGGCTCAACAATATTTACCAGATCTTATGGAAAAAGAAGCTGAAGTTTTCGGACCGAGAACTATTTCAGGATTTCTTTCACAAGTAGGAGCT